GGGAAATAATATGCTTCTGTAATATTAGTATTAATTTGTGTTTCTGTAGATGCTAAGAAAACTAAAGATACTAATTCATTTATTAATGGGTAAAATTTATTATTAGAGTAAAGAGGACGAGCGGTATTAGCTACCTCTTCACCAAATGGGAAATCTACTAAATCAAAAAATATAGTACCCACTCCATTCCATTCACCATAATTTTTAAATTCGGGATGTGTATCATCTAAGATAATATCTTTTACCCTAACAGAAATTATATCAGCTCCCCCATCTGGTTGTATATTAAGGGGATTTTCTGTAGTTCGAGTAAGAGCAGAAACACCATAAAATTGTTCGGGCATTATTTTTTATTTTTATCTCCTCCGAATTTTTTTACCTCATTTAATAACTGTTGTTTTTCATCTTCTGTCATACCAAAATTCCCATCATCACCATTTTCACTTTGAACAGCACGTTGGATAATAGTAGCCATTTTAATAAGTTGTTCATCATTTTTAACAGAAATTTCTAAATATTCTTTTAAAAGAGGTACAACTAAAGTAGCATCCCCAATATCTTGAATTAAAGGTTTCAATTCAGAAATAAGAGTAGAGATTTGTTCTTCTTTTTTCTTTTGATTATTATAAATTTCCTCTAAAATATCAGAGAATCTTTTTTTACCAAATATATTTTTATCTAATTGTCCCATGATAATAAATATAGGGATCAATTGAATTTTGTGTACCCGTATTCTTTATAAAAAATAAAGTTTTTCTTAAAAATGTTACCTAATTGATCTGCAATACGAGTAATATGAGGAGTTTTAACATCTACCATTTCTCTAACATAGAGATAAATAGCTTTTTTATTAAAAATATCTATATTTTCTCTTTTTCTAAATATTTCTAATATAGCATCTGCTACTTTAGCATCTTTTTCTTTGGGAAAAAGAACATAAATATTTTTTGTGCAATATTCTAAATACTCATCTAAAAAATTTGATAAATCATCTTTCTCAGTAGGATCATAGTCCATATCATAAGAATATTTTAAATCATGATGAAGATCTTCGAGTGGTGCTTTATCAATTCTTTTTTTATAGTTTTGAGTATTTTGTATAATCAAATATCGTTTAGCAATCGTCCCAAAGTATGAAAATGCTTTAGCTCCACGTGATGGGTCAAATAAATGGATTTTACTTAATAAAAAAGTAATTACCTCATGTTGGAGGTGTTCAATATTATCTACTTCTGTATAATAAAACTTAAAAGTATGAATTATATTTTCGGTAAGTTTAAAAAACCCATAATGAATACCTGTACGGTAAATTTCACTTCTTTCTTCGGGATCAGAAGAGCTATTGTATTTAACAATAGCATCTTCTGTTTCTTGAGTAAAATATTGATTTTTACTTTTTTTCTTTCTTCTTTTTGGGGGTAATGTGCTCATAATTTGTCTATCCTAAATTGGGATAGAACCCTCTGAAGTTCTTTTATTTGTTCATACATAAAACCTATTTCATCATCACTTTTAAAAATTCCTTTTTCATCTATTTTTTTAAGCTTTTCATCAGAGAGTTCTACTATTCTACTAAATTGATCAAGATAATTCATATACCCTGTAAGTATATCTTCTTGTTTTTCATTTTTACGTAAGAGGTTAAAAGTTGTAAATCCTAAGATCACAACTAATACCCCTAATATGATGATGATTGTTTCTATCATAATTTATCAAATAAATCTTTAAGACCTTTGCTTTCTAGTTGTGAAAGTGCTTTATCTTTAGTTGATTTTTTAGATTCTGTCGTTAATATAAAATCCTTTTCCTGGGTAGGCACGGGATTTTTAAATTTAGGTAACCATTCACGTTCAAATTCAATACGAGCCGCCATTAAATCTGCCTGATGAAGAATAAATGGTAAAGAAGTTCGTGGTTTTTGTTCGGGCATATATGAGAAAAGATATTTTTTATTAGCTTCATCATACAAACCATCATGAGTCTGAATGGCAACCATTTCATTAAAATTATACTGGATCCCATGGGATTGGAGTAAAAATAAGCTACGGTCTGGGACTGAAGAAAATTGGAGGGCTTTATTGAACATATAATCTTCACCCAATTTTTCCCTTCTCCACTTATCAGTTTGAGGGATATAAGACTCATGTTCTTCATCTCCCATTTTACCAAGATCATGGTTAATAGCAGAAAATACAAGTTCTTCAAGGGTATAAGTTGTATTATCTACACCCATGTCAACCCAAACATCATTAATGTTAAGAGCACATTTTACAACTCTATTAACATGATCAACATAACCACCTGGGAAAGCATTATGGTATTCTTTTTTATGGGAAGCAGGCATCATAGTAATGCGGCCCTCATATTTTTTATAAAACTCAAGGAGTTTCTTTTGACGATCCCCAGTGATCCACAACTCAATATTGTTGCAGAATTCTTCCCAATTTGTTTGGATTTGTTCAGCTGTAAGCATTAGTATTTGTTTTGTTCGTTAGGAGTTATAGGTTCACGTTCAATAGATGCTTTAATCTCTTCAATTAATTCCTCACATTGATTTTTAACCTCATTAATTTCTTGCCTATTCCCTCTTCCATTATGGAATTCAATATGCTTTAATTTTGCCTCAAGATTTTCGAGTTTTTTTTGGATGTGTTGTCTAAAATACATAGTTTTTATATTTATAACTGAAGTTACGATGAAAAATTTAGGAAATCAAGATATTTTTTAAGAATAGCGCACTTTTCATATTCTTCTTCATTTTCAAAGTAAGAAAGAGTTTTATTTAAAGATTCTTCTAATTTTGGGTTTGTTTCTTCAAAAAGTATTTTGATATGGTACTTATCTTGAAGATCAATTTTAACTATATACTCATATGCTCTATTATAAAGCATATTTTCCCCTGCTTTTTTTACATTATATACATCAATCTCAGGATCAGCATTAGCAAAAAAATTAATAAGCTTATCACTATAACCAGTATAGTTTATTACTAATTTTTGGAATATATTTATAAAATAACTGGGGTGGTTTTCATCTATTTCAGGGAGATTCCTAGGGCTATAATAATTTGCCCCTCTATAATCCCACCCTTCATCTTTAGATGATGAATTAAAAGCCCCAAATATTTTATTGATGTCCAAAGTATCGTTCTATTGTTTCAAGTAAATCTTCAGATTCTCCTAATTTATGAAGTGCTTTTTTTCCTTCTTCGAGAAAATGACCTGAAGTATGTTCTCCTATACCTGCGGGACTTTCAGTAAGAAGTTGTAGTGTAAGTAAAGCTTCTTCCTTGTCCGCTTCCGCTTGCTTCTTTATAGCCTTTATTAATTGATATTCCATGGTTATAAATATAATTAATTTCTAAACCGTCGTAACTTGTAGTATATGTCCAATATTTCATCTGCAATGGTAGTCTGCGGCCCTTGTTGCAATTTGTTTATTAGGTTTTATATTAACCTTATAACCAAAAGATGATGCCCATCCTTTTGCAGCAGAGACTAATTTGTTACTCATAAAATACTCATCGTCATTGTAATCCATATCAATCTCAAATCTTATGCCCGAAAGATTATTTGATAAAAGTTCAGCTATTTGCATACTTCTTTCTGTTTCTAACCATAAACGGCTCCAATCATCTTTAATAGGAGGAATTGTTTCTTTACAATAAATATAATGTACTCCTTTTAAAGGGTAACGATAAGCAACAGCTGTTACATAATTAATAGAAGAACCTACTCTTTGTGAATCGGTTCCTATATGGGTTTCAACAAAAGGATTTTCTTGAATTATTTTAGCTGTATAATTAACTGGATTTACCTTTTTATTATTTATTGTTCTAAAATTCATATATTAAACGTCCCATTCATAAGCGGCCATAGCATAAGCTGACCCTGTATTAAGTTCGGGGTTATCTTTAAGGAGTGCAATGGCTGTAGCCCTTACTTCACCTCTTAACCCCCAATTATCGGCTTGAATCATAATAGATTCAACAGATCGTGATCCTTTCATTCGTATTGAAATATTGTAAAAAATTTAAAAAACATGTTATGGGGGGAAGCGGCAACTCCCCCCTCAAACAACATGGCAACTCTTTACACTGCAAATTCTTTTGCAACTTCAAAGAGCTTTTGATTTACATCTAAATCTTGCTTAAAGTTCTTAATCTCACGAGCTTTACGCATTTTAACACCGGAAATATAATCAAAATCTCCTGTAACTACACGCTCTTGTACAAGATTAAATACACTCCACAAATCATCTCCTGCATCTTCCTTACGTACTGGGGTAAGGAATTTATCTAAATCAATTTTATAAACTTGGTCGATTTTTTGGTCTTTTTGTACCTTAAATCGCGTTGCAAGTGCTTTACGAGCCAAATCATATTTTTGAGGCTTAGTAAGCTCGGTTTGTTTAAACTTATTCATACTTTCAACTGTAAGAGGCAACTTTTCAACCATCTCACTAATGGTTTCACGCAAAGTTTCAAAATCATAACCCATATGACGGATTCTCATTTTTCCAAATTCCTGATCTGCGATGACCAATCCATTAGAACATACAAATCGGTACATTCCTGCTTGGAATGTGAAAGCATTCTTACCATCATGTGAATTAGTCATGATGATTTGAGGCCAAACGTTGTCTCCATCTTTTCCTTCAACCATCAAATCTGGATGGCGGAAAACAAGCATATGCTTTTGGAAACCCTTAGTATCTTTTTTTCTAGCCGAAACTTGTTGGGCTGTGATAACTCCCCATCCTAATTTTTCCATATCGTCAATAACACGATCTGTTGGGATGTGTGTGTAGTGTTTCGAAACCTCAGCACTAGGGGTTTCGGTAAAAGCAACTGGGCAAGCTTCTTTAATTTGCTCGCGGGTCATGAACTTATTGTCCACACTGTTTGAAAACATCAAATCTTCCATAACTTATTAATTTTGGATTTCTTTTTAATTCTGGCTGCTGCTGCAACCTTACCCCGTAAATATACGAACAGAATCTTGCATCTCCAAATCTTTCCGCGAAAATTTTAAAGAAATTTTAATATGAAGCTTCGATACCAAATACAGATCCTGAAGCTGTAGTATCTCCCAAAGAATAAATTAAGGGATTAGTAGCTCTAAACTTAATATCATCAACATTGATAGTATCAGTTACTACTAAATTAAAGGTAGCTGTGGAATTCCCATTTACAGAAAACCCAGCATTTTTAGAACCCGTTACAAAAGAACAATTTACGGGTGTATTAATAGAAGCCTTAGTAAAGGGTAATTCATCATTTT